CAGCGCCGTAGGGTCCGCACGGAATTTTTTAATTTTTTGAATCCTAGAACCCAGTGGGTTCATTGCATCCCAAAAAGAACCGTGTTAGCATCAACAGCACTATGGAACAAGGCAACCCTAATCCCGTAGGCACGGCTGTCGCCAGTGAACAATCCATCGAATTGCCCAACTGGCTGTCCGTGCCCGACCCCAAACCACCACGGCTCCCACAGGAGTCGCGGGAACTGCTGCACACCCAGTATCAGCAGATGTTTGAGCGCGTCATCGAACAGGTCTATCGGGGCCGAAGTTTGCAGTCACTTCTCGAAGATGACTATCGGGTGATCAGCTACGAGGATTTCCTGCGCTGGATCAAGCGTGACCCGATGCGCCATGAGCGATTCAAGGAAGCGCAAGAGAGCAGGACCGAGTTCATCGCCGGTGAGATTCTTGAGATTGCCGATGCGGAAGACAGCATCGAGGATGTGCAACGGTCCAAGTTAAAGATCGACACTCGCAAGTGGCTCATGGGCGCTTGGAACAAGAAGCGCTATGGTGAGGTCAAGCAGGTCGAGGTGGCTGGCTCGATCTCGATCACTGAGGCGTTACAGCAAGCGCAGATGCGAGTGATCGAGGCTGAAGTGATTGACGTTGAACCCAAACAACTGGAGCAGTGATGCAGCGACTCAGATACTCACCCGAGGAGGAGCAACTGCTGATGACGCAGTTGTGGAGTCCGCAGATTGCAGACAACCCAGAGACTTTCGTGTTGTTTGCGTTTCCGTGGGGTCAGCCGAACACACCGCTTGAGAGATTCAAGGGGCCGAGGAAATGGCAGCGCGAGGTGCTTCGTGAGATTGCCGAGTTCATCAAAGACAACCGGGGCAGGATCAGCGCGGATGAGATGATCGATGCGCTGCGTGAAGCGGTCAGTTCGGGTCGCGGGGTGGGGAAATCTGCACTTGTGTCGTGGCTGATCCTGTGGATGCTGACAACTCGCATTGGCTCGAGTGTGGTGGTTTCAGCCAACAGCGAGACACAGTTGCGAACGGTCACCTGGGGTGAGTTGACCAAGTGGGCCACGATGAGCATCAACGCGCATTGGTGGGAACCAAGTGCTACGAAACTGGCACCTGCTGCATGGTTGACCGACCTTGTTGAGCGTGACTTGAAGAAGGGCACACGCTACTGGGGCGCTGAGGGCAAACTGTGGAGCGAGGAGAACCCAGACGCATACGCCGGTGTTCACAACATGGACGGCATGATGGTGATCTTCGACGAGGCCAGCGGTATCCCCGACTCGATCTGGTCCGTGGCTGCGGGCTTTTTCACCGAGAACATTTTGGATCGCTACTGGCTGGCGTTCTCCAACGGTCGCCGCAACACCGGGTACTTCTACGAGGCGGTGGATGGCAACAAGCGGGACTTTTGGAGGAGCCGAAAGATCGACGCACGGACCGTTGAGGGCACCGACAAGTCGATCTACGAGCAGATCATCGCCGAGTACGGTGAAGACTCCGACGAAGCCCGCGTCGAGGTGTATGGGGATTTCCCTAAGTCTGGGGACGACCAGTTCATCATGCCAAGCGTGGTCGAGGATGCCATGAAGCGGCCCAGGTACAAGGACATGAGCGCACCCGTGGTGCTCGGTGTCGATCCGGCCCGTGGCGGCATGGACTCCACAGTCATGGTGGTGCGCCAGGGGCGTGACATCGTGGCGATACGGCGGTTCAAGGGCGACGACACCATGACGACAGTTGGCAACGTCATCGACATGATCGAGGAGTTCAAGCCCACGCTCACCGTCATCGACGAGGGTGGTCTGGGGTACGGGATACTTGACAGATTGAACGAGCAGAGGTACAAAGTCCGTGGGGTAAACTTTGGCTGGAAAGCGAAGAACCCTGTCATGTGGGGTAACAAACGGGCTGAAATGTGGGGCGCGATGCGGGAATGGCTGAAAACAGCGGCACTTCCCCAGGACAGACAGTTAAAAACTGACCTGACCGGCCCCATGAAGAAGCCCAACTCCGCTGGCACCATATTCTTGGAGGGCAAGAAGGAAATGAAAGCACGAGGTTTGGCTTCACCAGATGCAGCAGATGCGCTGGCAGTTACCTTCGCGTTTCCTGTCGCTCACCGGGAGTACAATCCGCGCACAGATATTCGCAGACCCACGGGAATGCAGGGTATCACAACCTCTTGGATGGGAGCGTAAATGGCAAAGAAAAGCGTGTCTCTCAGCGTTGGACGGGGCGAGAAGCTGCCCGTGTCCAAGGGAGCAGGCTTGACTGCCAAAGGGCGCGAGAAGTACAACGCTGCGACTGGTAGCAAACTCAAGGCTCCTGCCCCAAACCCCAAAACCAAAGCCGATGCGGGTCGTAAAGCCTCGTTTTGCGCCCGAATGGAAGGTGTTGTCAAACACGCCAAGGGCGACGCGGAACGCGCCAAAGCATCGCTTAAACGCTGGAAGTGCTGATCATGGCGACAAAACCCGGACTCTACGCTAACATTCACGCTAAACAGGCAAGAATTGCCGCTGGCAGCAAAGAGAAAATGCGTAAGCCGGGGACCAAGGGCGCACCTACCGACAAAGCGTTCCGCGAGTCTGCGAAAACAGCAAAGAAAGGTAAGTGATATGCCACTCGTCAAAAGCACAGGCAAAGAAGCGTTCCGCAAGAACGTGAAAGCCGAGGTCAAGGCTGGTAAACCGGTCAAACAGGCCGTCGCCATCGCATACAGTGTCAAACGCGCCGCTGCAAAATCATCCCCGAAAGGCAAAAAATGAGCAACAAACTCGAACCCATCGCCAAACTCAACGCCCGCGAACCCAAAATGTCCGGCGCTGGTATGCCTGACCGCAACAAAGAAACCTACTCCAAGATGCCCGGTATGGGCTGTCACGGTAGCATCCCCAGCGGCACCAACGTCAAGGCGACGGTTGCCAAAGTTTTGAACAAAATCAAGTAAACCATGCCGCAAGACTACACAGGAGTCGTTGCTGCCGGTGCGGTCAGTGAAGGCGGCTCGGCCAAGGACAAAAGCGACGCGCAAGTCCTCTCGACCGCCCGCAGCCGCCTCGACATGGCGATTTCTGCGTTGTCAGAGTCGCGTGAAGACGAACTCGATGACCTGCGTTTCTATGCAGGCTCACCCGACAACCACTGGCAGTGGCCCGCCGATGTGCTGGCGACCCGTGGTGCAGTGCAAGGGCAGACCATCAACGCCCGCCCCTGCCTGACCATCAACAAACTGCCCCAGCACGTTCACCAAGTCACCAACGAGCAGCGACAAAATCGCCCGCAGCCCAAAGTCATCCCCGTCGATGACAAGGCCGACGTTGAAGTGGCCGAGATTTTCAACGGTGTCATCCGTCACATCGAGTACATCTCCGATGCTGACGTAGCCTACGACACCGCATGCGAAAACCAAGTGGCCTACGGTGAAGGCTACGTGCGTATTCTGACCGAATATTGCGACGCTGCTACGTTCAACCAGGACATCAAGATCGGTCGCATCCGAAACAGCTTCTCGGTCTACATGGACCCGCTGATTCAAGACCCTTGCGGTGCTGATGCCCGCTGGTGTTTTATCACCGAAGACCTGCCGCGTGATGAGTACGAGCGCCAGTTCCCCAACGCATCACCTTTGACCACTTTGCAGACCCTGGGTGTGGGCGACCAGTCCATCAGCCAGTGGCTCAACGAAAACACGGTCCGTATCGCCGAGTATTTCTACATCGAAAACACCCGCGAAACGCTGAATTTGTACCCTGGCAACGTGACTGCGTTTGAGAACACCCCTGAAGATAGGATGCTCAAAAAGCAGTTCATCAGACCTCTGAAACAGCGTCAATCTGACCGCAAGCGCATCAAATGGCTCAAAATCAACGGCTACGAGGTGCTTGAGCGGGCCGACTGGGCCGGTTCCCACATCCCCGTGATCCGTTGCGTGGGCAACGAGTTCGAGGTTGAGGGTCGTTTGTACGTAAGCGGTCTTGTGCGTAACGCCAAAGACGCGCAGCGCATGTACAACTACTGGACTTCGCAAGAAGCCGAGATGCTGGCGCTGGCCCCCAAAGCACCATTCATCGGCTACGGTGGTCAGTTTGAGGGCTACGAGAATCAGTGGAAAACGGCCAACACACAAAACTGGCCCTACCTCGAGGTCAACCCCGATGTCACAGACGGCCAAGGAGCCGTTTTGCCGCTTCCGCAACGTGCGGCCCCACCTTTGCCCCAAACCGGTCTTATTCAGGCCAAAATGGGCGCTTCTGACGATATCAAGAGCACGACAGGCCAGTACAACGCATCGCTGGGTCAAACGTCCAACGAGCGCTCTGGCAAGGCCATCCTGGCGCGTCAGCGTGAGTCCGACACCGGCACCTACCACTACGTTGACAATTACGCCCGCATGATCCGCTACGTGGGTCGTCAACTCGTGGACCTAATCCCCAAGATTTACGACACCGAGCGCATCGCCCGCATCATCCAAGAAGATGGCGAGTCGGGCATGGTCAAGATCAACCCGATGC